AAGAATACTCGTATTCTTTATTTTAGAATGTTTCAATTTTCGAGCCATTATAAAATACTCCAATGTTTAATATAGTATGTCATAAATAAATATAAAGTTAAATAATAATCATTCATTTGAAACACTTTCGCTTAAAGAACTTATCTCACTATTATACTCTTCTTCTAGTTCTTGTGCCTCTGTTATAATTTTATTATCATATTTATTAAATTTCATCGTTTTTTTCAATTTATCAAAGTGAGCTAAAGCTAAATGTTTACCAAATCTTCGTGAACTGCTACCACCCTTTTTCTTATCGTGAGCTCCAAGTGGGTCTCTACCTCTTGCACTACCATCTTTACTATATTTAGGGCCTTCTTTTGGTCTACCTGCACCATCCCAACCACCGGGAGGTGAACCTCCATTAGGTCCCAAATCATCTAATTCGTGACTTGTTCTACCCATTGCCATATCTGATGGTGTTCCAGTTGCTTCTCCGCTTTTTGCTGGGTCATTTCCTTCATTTTCAATCTGTGACCTTCTGAATTTTTGTTTGTAATCAAATGCTATCTCTTTATCAAGTTTTTGTATTTCTTCATCAGTAAATCCAAATATATTTTTATAAATCCATTCTGAAGAAACTAAACCGTCTTGTAACATAGAACTTGCAAGTGAAGTTTTATTATTCCATAATTCTACTTTTTCTTCTTCATATATTGTAGATGGGTTTGTAAGACCTAATTCAAAGTTAACTAAATCTGCATCTTGATAACCTTGTGCATACAAGTGAACAATAGCTATCTTTGTTAATTCTGATATTGTAATTCTTTGAATTCTTTCAATAGTTCTAGCAAATCTTACATCCTCTGCAGCCAATGTTGCTTTACTACCAATTTGTTCTTCAAATCCTAAAAACGCTTTTGGTATTCTTAATGAAGATAAAAGTTTATGTTTAAGATATTCAATATCTTCAACTGCTTCATAAGTTAAACCAGGAAGTGAATCTATACTTGTACCACTATCACCGCCACGAACTGGTAAGAAGAAATCTTCAGTAATATTCTGCATATTGTATTTTAAGTTATAATCACCAGTATCTTCATCAACTACTGGAGCTTTTTTCATTTTATTAATAACTTTCTCCATATAATTATCAACTTCTGCCGGCGGGATATTACCAATATCTAGCTTGAATATTCTTTTTTCTGGAGCTCTCATNATTCTNTGNATTAACATNGCATCTTCCATAAGAGTTAATTGTTTCCAAATTTTACGACCACCTTCAACTTGTGATTTACCGTATGGGAGATAATTAGAATCAGATAGTAATCTAAAATGAGCTACTTCATAATTTTCTAATTCTTCTTTTGTAACAGAATCTTCTTGTTTATATCTATGTTGATTTGTAACTGACTCTATTAAGAATTTAACATATTCTGGATTGTCGGGGTCTAGACCTTCTAATCTTGATACATCATACGCCGATAATGGGACTACATTTGTAATACCATATTTTTCAGAAATATCTAACTTCAAAAAGAAATCACCATATTTACACATATTGCGAACCCATGGCCATAAATTAAATTCTATATTTATAATATCATAGAATAAATTATGTAATATTTCTTTTATCTGATGATTATCAGTTTTAATTTCTAAAACTTCTCCATATTCAGATTTCATTGTGGATTCATCTGCATAAATATCAAGAGCACTTGAAATTATTGCATCACTATCCATTGATTCATAATCTTTAAAAAGATTTAATCTCATTGACTTAGTTAATAGTGAATCTGAATATCCACTTAATCCTGCACCTGTGAATATTTTTTGATACCTATCAACAAGATTACTTCTTGACATAGATTGTGTGCGACTTGTATCAGCAACTTTTAATTTTTTGCCTCCTACATTTCTTACAATTACATTTGTAGAAAATAATCGTTGTAATCTACCAAATAGACTTTTATCAGCCATTTTTTACCTCTTTACTTAATTAACCATTCTAATGATTCTCTCTTTTTACCGATTTCCCAGCTCCAAGAATCATTTTGATTATCTGTTGGTGTATAAACACCTTGATTTGATGTTATACTATTTATTGCTTTCTTTTGTAATTCTATACCTTCTGCTCTTAATCGTAAAGCAGTTTCTCGTATCCACAGTCCCATTGCATAAGACATTACCAAGTCATCATTATATCCTGACATAGCTTCTGCACGATTTCCATTATATATAAACACAAACAGTTCATCAATCAATCTTTGTGAATAAACCGTTACTAATTTTTCTCTAAAAAATTCTTCTAATTTTGCTATTACCAATGGTCTTGTCTTTTGTGTCAATGTAAATCCTGGAATTAACTGTTTTTCAACTCTATTAATTTTATTATTAATATGTCTTTGAGTATCTACTATCTGTAAATCTTTACTCATATAAAATAAATTATCATATTCTCTATCAATACATTGTTGAATAGCAGCCCATCCAATATTATTATTTTCAACAACAAGTAATGCATTATTATATTCAATTGCTATATTAACTAATAAATTACCATAATCTCTTGTAGACATTCTACCTTTATACTCTGCCACTTGTTCTAAACTTTCTACATCTAATATATGAAATGCTGAGTAATCTGTTGCATCTCCTCTACTAACATCCGCGCATACTATATAATCTTTTGTGTAATTCGGTGGTTCCCATATCCAAACATTACTATCAACTCCTCGTTTTTCTATAGGTTCTTTAACTTGTGTTGTCCTATACTCTTCTAAAATAGCACCATCAACTACTGATTGTCCTGAAGTAATAAAATCACAATCACACTCTTGTGCCGCCATTGAAGGACCTAACAACTTATCTTGTTCATCTCTCCACTCTTGTTCTCTGTCGGGATGAACTATCCAATGTAATTTAATAAAATTAAAATCATTCAATCCATCTTCAGCATCCATCCAAGTTCTATGAAACCAATTACCAACACCATTTGGTGTAGAAAGTGCTATACATTGTCCACCCGTTGATAATGTCTGAGATGCTGCTGCCCATATCGTATCAATTTTATCAATAAATGCCGCTTCATCTAATATAAGTAATGATAGTGCTTCTGAACGACCGGCCTCGTCTCCACTAGCTACAGCCTTTACTTGAGAACCATTTTTATATCTTAATGATAATTTATTATCTTCAACACAAGGTTGTTTTAACCAACTTGGTAANTTTGCATGCATCACACGAACTTTTGTTACTAAATTTTTGGCAACTTCTTGTTTAGTAGCAATCACCAAGATATTTTTATCTTGATGAAATGTCATCATCCATAAAGAATATCCAGCTGTAATAGAAGATATACCTAATTGTCTTGCTTTCAAAATTATATTAAAACGATGTTGTACTAAATCACTAACTGTCTTTTCTTGAAAATTATATAAAGCAAACGGTATCTTACCCTCTATTGGATGTTGAATTACGCAATATTTCCTCAAGAAATAAACTGGATCAGAAGCACACTTTATATACTCCTGTTTAATTACATCTTTTAATTGTCCTTTTGAATTTCGGTTCATATTAATATAATACGCTCACAGTACCACTTCCACTTATTCGTTTTACACCTACTTCATAAAGTGTTTTAGCTGTTAAGTCGGACGCGGCTATAGAATCACCTTCGGTTGGCCAAATATAAGAACTTCCTGCAGACGTTACAATAAATCCACTTGACCCTTTAAAAGACCCAGTTAAATCTGTTATACCTGCACTTACTGTTTTAATTTTACTAAATTTTGCATCGTCTTTTATAGTAGGTACACTTCTACTAGATACATCAGTTCTTCCATTTGAACCATGTGTTATCGTTGCCATTTAATTTCTCCTATTAATTAATGTTATTACTCTATATATAAATATATTACTTCAAAGAATCTTCTATTTTTTGTAAATATTCTAAGGCTTCATCTGCTTGTTTTTTAATTTCTTTAACATCTATTTGCCATTTTTCTTTATCAACAGAATATCCGTCGGGTCTAAATTGTTGCCAAAATTCTACTGTATCTTGTTTCTTAAACNCTTCAATACTTTGTTTTTGTTCTTTTATCCAAGCTAATTTGTTTGCAATCACTTTTTTCTCTGCCCATTCATCATATGTACCATCAATTCTCATTTTATTCTCTATTTTTATTTGGCATTCAAAACAATGATTATATAAATACCACATTCTATCGTCTAAACGTTTTTTCATCACTTTATCACACTTAGGACAAAACCAAGGTACTCTTGCTTCTTTAGTTATCTCTAATTTTTCTGATGCTCTTTTACGTTCTTCTTCTTTTTCTTTTTTTAATTTTTTCTTAAACTCTAAATCTTCATTGGCGACAAAAATCCGTTTTTCTGGAGTTTTACCTCGTAAAATACTCTGTAATGCAGTGTTTTGTCTTTGATTTTCTCTACTATATCCCATTATAATATTCCCTAAAAGTTTAATAACCCTAAAATCTGATTTACTGGCGCAAAAGCTCCCGTAAACTTATAAATTTTACCTTTATATTTAAAAACTATACCTTCTGATGGTACTATTGATTTCAATCC